TCTAAATAAATCAATCTGTGCCTTTTCTAACTGATTTAATTGCTCAAAAGAATCAGCTTTGTGGGCAACAAACACCATCGGCTTAATGCCCTTCATTTTTAGCGATTTAAGCCAGCTATTTTTGTGGTTTTTTTGTTTTAAAGCATAGGGTGTAAAGTGATTAACAATACGCTTCATTCCGCTAATTGTTTGACCAATGTACCGAATCTGATTATCAGTCGGGTCTACCATGTGATAAACGACAAACTTCTCATTGCGTAAATACCCAAGCGGGTCGCAATAAGTGAAGTTCTTGTTTTCAATAAACTGATAGGTCATTTTGGGTATTTTAATTTAATAGCATCACATTTAGCCACATACGCATCCATCAATTCTGTCTTGCCTTTTTGCGCCCAATAATAGGCATCAGCAAAATCGGTAATGGGTGGGTATTCTGCGGCTCGTTTAGCAATATAAGCATGAACATCTACATAAGCCTGAACTGCGGCTTTATCGTATGCGACTTCGTTGCCATCTGCATCGTAAGCAATATCGCCATTAATAGTTACTATAGATGGGTTTAATTTGTAAATAGCATCGTGATTTGTCATGCCGCAATCTCCAAAGCTGTAATTGTTGTTCTCCATCCGTCAGCGTTATATCTTGCTGTTGAACTTCCATTACTGTTTCTAATATAAACGGTATATGTTGTAGAAGAAGTTGTTGCTGGGCTATCTAAATAAATAATTGAAACGGGAATTTGTGCGTCAGAACTTCCAGCTACCAATACACCACCAAACGCATCACTAGCACCGCCAGCATATAAATTTGTTGCACCTCTGTAAAGAGTAACCCAACACCAAACTGAAGCAGTTTGAATATTTCCCATACCGCTATGCAAAATCAATATTTTGCTAGAAGAACTTGTCGGTGTAATGCTGACAGCAACAGAAGTAGGTACATAAGTAATTGATGTTGTGCTTGTTGAAGTTGTTGTAGAAGCAGTAACCACTTGCAACACAGAACCAGTCGGTAATGCGGCTTTAGGAATAGACTGACCGCTAGATGCTGTGGTTAGGATAGTACCACTTGTGGCTGGTAAGTCTAATACAGTAGTACCAGCAACGGCTGGTTCTTGTAATGTAACGCTACCCGATGTTGCGCCTTGTAAGACAATAGACATTATTTACTCCTTTTGTTTATTTTAGTGGTTTTCATCTTACAATACCACCCATCTCTGACCGCTAGGAACAGTAACTGTAGCACCTGCGTTAATGGTGATTGGCCCAACAGACGATGCGTTCTTACCTGTAGTTAATGTGTATGAAGTTGTAACAGTCGTGCTGTTCTCAACGAATACTTCATCACCGCCACCACCTGTAGCACCACCACCTAATTGACCCCATGCACCGCCTTGGTATCCTTCAAACTGACCTGTATCGGTGTTGTAACGCATCTCACCGTTAGCAGGGCTTAGTGGTCTTTGTGCGGTCGTACCTTTAGGAATTAACATCACACCAGTACCAGTAAACGATACTGCGCCTGATGCGGCTAGAGTAGTAAATGAACCCGTTACACCAGCAATAGTGCCACCAGTAATAGCCACATTTGTAGTAGCTTGTGTGTACTCAACAGCGTCACCAGCTACAGAGCCAGCTACTAAATTAACAATTTTGTGCGTGTTTAGGTCTAGATTACCCGTCATTGGGGTTTGACCGTCTGCGGCTACCGAATCGGTAAGGGCAGAAGCCAAATCGTTCATGGTGTTATTAGCCCACGAACTCGATATAGTTGTGCCTGTAACTACTGGGTTACCTGCTGGGAGTGAATAGACTCCCGATCCATTTCTACTCATTTTGATTCCTCTTCAGCGGATTTCATTATTAACAATTTAGCAAGTTGTCGCTGTTCGGGTGTTCCTGAATTGGCAAGATTTATTACGGGGCGTGATGCTTTTCCAGCTAATATTGTTGCCTCGCCCATAAGTCTTGGTGACTGTGCTGGTAATAAAGCTAATAGCGTTGGGTCTAACGCAAGTGCGCCAGCACCAGTAGCCGATGGCAACATTCTTTGTAAACCCCTTGGCATAGGTGAACTTAATGCCTGTCCAGCTAACTGCGCCATAATTGGCTTACCGCTGGCTTGTTCTAAGATTTCAGCGTAATTAACTCGATTACCGTAATTGGTGTTTACATTGTCACGCATGACCGACTGTAGCTTCCTAAGAGAAGTATCTACAGATGCTTTATTACCAAGACTTAATGATTTCTTTAACTCAGAAGCTAAATCTAAGCCTTCAGAATACTTCTTCATTACGCTGTCATATACGGGTGCTTGTTTCTTAATTTCATCCCGAACTGATGAATAAATGTTACCTACGGCTTTGCGTAAAGTGTTTTGCTCAAAAGGTATCTTTTCTAATTCAATACCAATGACTTTTTTAAGTTCATCCATACCTTCGGGGGTATGAAACTCCGTAGGATTTTGTCTTTTCCAATCATCAACAATACCTCTGATTCGGGTAACTTCGTCAACAAGACCCTGATTGGTCACTTTGCCTTTAAATACGCCCAAATTTTGAGCATCATTTAATGCTTGGTCAATGCCTTTAAAGTCTAGTACGGTTTTATCGTTCTTTACATTAACCATACCGCTACGGTATTGGTTTTGTAAGTTTTTACCCATGTTGTTTAAGCCTTGTAGGGCATCATCTACAACATTTTCCATAGGTGCTTGCTTACGCAGGTTTGAAGCTAATGCTTTTAGCTTGTCACCGCCTTGTACAGCGGCATTGTATGCAGTCTTATACGCTTGTGAGCCTACACCGCTTAGATTTCCAATGACTTCGGATGCAAGATTGCCACCCATTTTGGCTATAGGTCTAATTAATTCACCAGCCGCACCGCCTACAGCACCAAAAGTAGCCGAATCTGAGCGATTTTCTTGGTCAGGTGTTAAGGCGTACCCAGTAGCACCACCAATAGTGGCTTGTTGACCCATATTACGGGCAAAACTAGGCAATACATTTAAAGTTTTAGCGACCTGTGGAACTTGTGCAACGGTATTTAGTGTCCTTTGTGCCGCACCGAATGGCAAAACATACGAACCAATCTGTCCTACAGTTCCCGATACAGGCGCAACACTCTTTGCACCTTCGGTCATTGCTCCACCTACCTCAACAAGACGGTTACCAGCGTTAGGAAAACCAGCTAATTGGGTTAAAGCACCAGCACCTTTAATTAATTCACCAGTACCACCAACGAGCATAGGCCCTACAACACCGCTTCTGCCACCTGTTTGTGGGTTTCTTAGGCTAGTTAAAAAACGGTCGTATGCGGTTTCAGTTTTTGGCTTATCCCAAGCAATTTCTTCTTTAGGCGTATCCCAAACAATGTTTTCTTGAGCCATTATTTGTATTCCTTAGTTCCATCGCTATATTCTGTTACTCGTTTGCCTTTATTTGGGCCACTTTGAACTTCACCTGTTCTTACAACGGTTCTTGTTGCGGCAGGTGCATTAGGTTTAGCTGGAGCGTTTGCCGCATTCGGTTTTTTATTATCAAAAGTAGGTGCTACAGCTTGTCTTTCAAGCGCAGTTAAACCGTACAGGTTCTCAATGTTCTGCAACGCTTCCATGTTGGCTTCGTAACTCTTATTAGGATCAGTAGCAGTAGCTAACCAAAGCTTCAATTCAGCATTCGAGTCAATCTGCTTGGCTGACATTCCTGTAGCCTTCATAATTGCGCCCATCAACAATGGTCTAGATTGAGCAATCTTGTCACGCTCGGTAGCATTTTGTGTACCAAACGCAGAACCAACAGCTTGACCGACAGCAGATGAACTAGCTTTTGCGGCAAGGTTCTGAGGTTTAGAAAGAGATGGGTCAGTAATACCACCGCCTTGGAACAGCCTGTCGTAGCTGGTCTTAATCTTCATAATTTCGGTGGATACATCACCAGCACCAGCTACTTTAGCTTGTGTTTTCATGTCGGCAGGGCCACCCTTGATTGGTTCTAATGAACCATCAGGCAAGAAACGATAACCCATCGGGGCTTTTTCTTTATCTTCTTTTCCTACCTGCTTCATGTACGCTTGGTAACCCAAGAATGTCATTCCTTTAGGTATCTCGCCTCGACTCTTAGCAAACTCAAAGTTTTGCATCTCTGTAGTAGGTGCAGGTGGGGTAGGTGCTTTAGGTATTACATTCGCCATTAATGGAGCAATAAACTCTCTGCTGTATTCAGGGCGTGACGATGCAATCGCAAGGGCTTTCTTAGTGTCACCCTTGTTAATGGCTTCCATAATGCCTTCTTGCGTCATTAGCTTATCTTGGCGCAGTTTTTCGGCTAACTTAAGCTGTTTTTGTTCTGCTTGGTTACCAAAGTAAGCACCTGCGGCCGCATTCGCCAATTGCGCTAGGTTTTGGGTAATTGATGGTGCTACATAGCGACCACTAATCATTTGACCTTCAGGCGTAGGCGCAGAACTCAACATCTGAGCCATGCGTTGCGCCCGTGCTAATTCAAGGGCATCTGCCGTGTATTCAGCAGGTATATTGCTTAACGGTTGTATTTGACCGCCAGCTTGTCCTGTAGTGTAACTAGCCATATTACGATCCTGACATTGGATTGTTAAATGACATAAATTCAGCACCGCCTTGATCCATCAACGCTTGTTGCTGTTGGGTATAAGGCATCATGGTAGACGCTCTCATATAAGCGTTTTGCTGACCGTATGCGCCTTGGGGTGTGCCACCATAGGGCTGGTTCATTTGACGCAGTGCCATACCTAGCTTAATTGGGTCTACGCCAGCCATAGGATTTCTATTAATCCCCAACGCTTGTTGCCCTAATTGTGCGCCTTGTTTATTGGCGGCATCTTGGGCTAACTGTCGGGCAGTTGTATCCATCATCTGTGATGGCGCATAAATGTCTTGTTGCATCACTTGGGGGGCAAACTGGGATAGGTAGGGATTCATAGGAAACCTTTATAAATAGATGTTTCTGCTGTTAATACATTATCGATTTTTTTTACTGTTTCGACAATAGAGTGGTACTTCGCTGGGTGGTGCTTCTTGATGTAATTAAAACGGTCTTTGCTTTCAGCCATATAAGCCGTGCAATTCCAGCAGTCAAGGCTAGAATGCGACATCGATAGTCTTTCGTCTATTACGACATCTTTGCTCTTTAAATAGTCAATAACATCGCTATCAGACCATGTTTCTATGGGAAAGTTATACTCAATCCCGTTTTCAACATACCCTGACTTAATTGGCGCACGATGTCCTTCAGACTGGCGTTGACCACGGATAACTCCCGTAATGCCTAGCTTACGCACCTCTGCATCACAGGGTAGCCAAAAGTTTTCAGCGCAACATTCAAAGTAGCTACGCACCTTAAAGTCTTTGATACTGGTTACGGATTGACCTAAAACGGTGTAGTTCACTGGTACTACATCTACGGGATAACCCTTAGATTTAATAGACTCAGGTTGGTTTGTCTTGATCTCTAAAAAATGCGGTACTTGCTGGCGTGTTTCTTCCATCAATGCTTCAATTTCAGGAAAACTAGCACCTGTGTTCACCCATACTACTGTTGTCTTGTCTAGGTAATTCTTAATTAGGTGTAAGCAAGCAATAGAATCCTTACCGCCTGAAAACATCAAAGCGACCTTTTCGTGGCGGTCAAAGAAGTCTTGCATCAGAATGCCATAACGCCTGTGCTGGCTAAACTAAACAATCCGCTGGTCATACCTGCATTTTGTGCCGCATTAGCATTAGCGGAAGCTGTGTTGTAGTTACCTTCAGCAGTTGCCGCACCTAATAAGTCAGCACCCTTGGTCGTAGCCTGTTGGGGTACGCTAACAAAGGTTGGGTTAGTAACTTGTGCGCCAGTACGAACTGCATTAAGGGTATTCAAGGGTTCATTACGCTGGTATGCCGCCTCGGTAAATCCTTGCTGACGGGCAGATAATCCAGTACCAAAACCTTGGGTGGTTGCGCCTAACAATAGGTCATTCTCACGCTGGGCTTGTTGGAACATTGCTCGCTGATACGCCTCTGAACCAATGTCAATACCTCTATTGGCTAAGTCTTGCTGTAATTTGTCACGGCTTTGTTGAATCTGAGGTTGAAGCCTACGCATATAAGCGTCTTGGTAGGTTTCACCAGCATTAAAACCTAAAGACGGTAAGTTTTTGGTAGTAAACGGGTCTTGCAACATACCCCTTACATAATTTAGACCTGTACCAGTTAATTCGCCAAGACCCTCGCTAGTAGCGTTTTGATAATCTAAAAGCTTTTGCTGGGCTGGAGATAGGGTCTGCGTAGCAGTCCACATCTGATTGCCCCACTGGTCTACATCTGCTGGGTTTGTGGTGTATCTAAGTTCACCATAAGGGGTGATCTGATTAACACGGTTAGCCGCTGTAGCTAGACGAGCCGCCTCAATATCACCTTTAGCTGTTTCGATTGCCGCACCACGATAGTCGGGTGGGGGTGGCGATCCACCTTTGCCACCGCCAAATGGGGTGCGTCTGCCTTCCCAAGTCCAGCCACTATGCTTGCTTCTCAATATGCTCATGTTTGCGTTCCTTAATCCAGCGACAATCAGCCTTGTCCATTTCAAAAACTACAATATCACCACCATCGTCATGCACTCCAGCAAACCGATGTGCTTCCTTAAAACCTAGTTTTTGGTCATATTCCATAGCTTTTGTGTTCTTGCTATTGACTATTCCAAATACTTTTTCCAAATTGCAATGGTTAAAAGGGTATTCAAATGCCGATTTTAACAATTGTTTAGGTGTATAACCACCTTTTAAATTAACCATGTGCATTTGGCAAGTCTTACCAATAAACGCTGTATACCCTACTACCCACTCAATATTACGGTTCTCATCAGCCCACAATATTGCTTGTAAATCACCGCAGGGCTGTACTCCTATTTCGTTTTGTAATATTTGGGCAGAAAGCTTCTTTAATTCCAATGTATTGGCTGACCAAAGCATTTACAAAACACCACCTTTTTCCATTACATAGTCTGTACTAGCCCAATGAAACTCAATGTTTTGCGATGCAACATTCAGGCTAACTGACCCTGCATAACCTAATCCCGTCACGCCCTGCCATATCTTTGTGGTGGTCAATCCACCGCCCCAGTTAGCGTTATCCCATGTGTCTAAGTCCCATTCTCCAGTTTGTAAGATGGCTGGATTAAAGGATATTTGGTTGGTTAATTCAACGGTATCAAAATCCGTGCTTAGACCGCACAAAACGGTCGGTAAACCGTTATCGGTTTGAAGGATTGGGCGCACTAAAGTAAAGCGTTTTTGTTGACCCCTAGACTCGAAATACGAGTACGCTTGCTGTACAAAACCCTTAATGTTTGTACCTGCATCGGCAAAAGTGTCGTAAAACCGACCAACAAAGCCTGTAGCCCCAAAATACATATCATCACCGCTGGATTCCCAGCAATTAGCGTTTAAATTGGTAAATCTCGCCCATGACTTTGTAATGTTGTGCATGACATATTGCTCAGAACCCCCTGTAACTGGGATATTGACGATCAACATATTGACTTTAGCAAAGTAATTGATCTGCCAGCCGTAATTATTGGCGTAAAAGTCAGCCGCTTGGCTAATAGCGTAGAAAATCTTGTCGGTAATGTTTACACGAGGGTCTAAACGGGTGGATTGCAGTCCTGCCGACAATGGTACAAGTCCATCCTCGGTCAAAAGTAGGATGTCACCACCAAATTTAAACACGCACTTACGGGCAAAAGTCTGTCCAATGTTCCATAAACCCACCAATGACCAATCATTAGGGTCAGATGGATCAGAACCCTTGTAAACAGCGACTTCACCGTTACTGGTAACGAACACGGCTAGGTCATCTACCCCGTATCCAGCGTCAATAGTCCAAGTTCCCATCGCTTGTAGGTAGCCGCCTCGTTTAAAGATGCCACCAAGGGGAAACTCGGTCACTGCACCGTTGATCGAATCAACAGGCAGATACCAAAAACTGAGTGAGTTCTTTTCTACAAAGTAAAGACGCTCTTTAAACAGGTTGATATAAGCGAATGTATTAGAGTTTTTACCTGTAATGTAGTAGTTAACCGTATAAGTGCCTACAGTCGTGGCATCTCCGCTTGGTGCGGTAGCCATTGTGTAGGTAAATGTCGTAGCACCAGTTACGGTAATGCGATAAGTGCCGTTAAATTCCGCTGGGATTGCGCCAGCTACAGTAATCGTATTGCCTGTAACCAAACCATGTGCGCTGGCAGTTGTTAGGGTAGCGGTCAGGTTACCTGTGCCACCCCTAGTAATGGTCGAAATCGTCTGTGCAATGCTTGTAGTAGCACTTCTTGACCAGCGTGTGCCGTCATAAACCACCATTGGGTCAACACCGTTAACTGCTGGCATAAATGAGCCGCCAGCGGTTGTAATCATGGTGTGAACCCACTTGCCATCGGTATTGCCTGTCAAGCTTTGGGTAGCCGTAGAGGTGCTGGCATCATAAATAATCGTAGCCGTAGATGCAAACAGCTTGCTACCCGTTGGGCTACTGTAATTCATCAGGGATAAAACCTGCCCTGAAATACCTGTAGATACTTTGGTATAGCCTTTTCTAAGCGTTACATCCGTAGGCGTAGGAAAGAAGTTGACCATCTGAACCGCATCTAATGGGTTCATTTCTGCCAACGAATCTCTAGCGTTCCAGCCCCCTATTGGGGCAGGTAAGGAAGTAGTAACAGCGGTAAACTTTTTAGCGACCGCCATAGTTAGCTACCATAGCCAGTGTCGGGAATATTGGCGTAACCAATAAGCACTTTGCTTGGGTACGGAGCAAATGATAAGGTAGCTGAACCTTTGTCATTCGCTTTAGCTACACTCAGATACCGCATATAGTCTTGCATTAAAGCTGTGGTATCGAATGACTTGATTTGGAAATACTTAAGTTTTGTGGCTAAAACTAAAACCGTATCGTCAAACACAGTGGTGTCTGTGTCAGCAGTAAACGAGTTTTTAACTGCGCCTGTAGCACTTCTAGCCCAGCCTTTTGAACGATACTCAAAACCTAAGTATTCTTGGGTGTTATACGGTGGCCAAATCTGAAACTGGTTACCCAAAATGCGCCAACGAATCCGTGGGCCAGTCGAGATATAACCCGACTTTAGCCACTGCCATTGCTGGGCATCTTCAGGCCCAAGCATCTGCCAATGCTTAGTCTTATCCCAATGGGTGTTGTCCGTAATGGTTTCAAAGTCAGGCGGTAAGTCGTATTTGGTCTGTGAGAAGGTAACAGTTCCACCTACGCTGGTTGCCGATGCAAGCTGGCTAACAGTTACGGTAGAACCAGCTACGCTCTCGACATAGGTATCTTGTGGAACATTCGTACCGACTACCGAGTAATTGTTGTTTAGACCCGTAACATTACCAACATTCAATAAATCGTAGGTATTGTTGATAGTGTCGCAGGTGGTGGTAATCGCTGTGGTGTAGAAACGGTACTCTAGTTCCAAAGCTTGCCAGTCATGCTCCTTAACCAAGTCAAACCCAGCACGATTCATCAAAGCTAGGATTTGTTGCACATCCTGACTTGTATTGCCTTGCACATAGGTAGGAACGGCTAAGTTTAGTTCAGCGGTTACTTGCTGGACTAATTGGAGCATGGTGTATGACATATTAAGCTTCCTCTGTGGCTACCGCTTTTTTACGGGTTTTCTTTTCACCAACAGCGGCAAGTATAGCGGCCATCTGATCCTGCATCTGTGCCAGCTTCGCATCTGTTTCTGCTTTCATTTTAGCAGTTTCCGCATCCTTTTTGGCAAGTTCTTCTTTCAAAGCGTTGATTTCTTGTTCACGCTTATCGGTTTCTGCCGCATTGGTAGCGAGATTTAAAAATGTCCTTGCCTTGTCACGGAATGCAAATGGTGACATTCCTGCCGCCATACCCATGCGCTGTAACTGTAAGTCAGATGCGTTTGCCACAGATTCTACAGTCTTGAACTTCAATGCCCGTAGTTCTTCTGCTTGGCTTTTTGATACCAAAGGCCATTCCGAGATAGGTGTTCCGACCACTTCCTCATCGTCTGCGCCTACACGATTCATGTATTGCGCCCACTGAATAGGGAATCGTTGCTTATGGCTGTTTTGGGCATAAGTATCGATTTCGGTAAGGGTGTCACCAGCTACACAAATGTGTACAAAGTCAAACTCTTTGTAAATATCTCTGCCAGCTTCTAGGGATTCTTGTTCTTGTTTAACTGCTCGTTTGTAGAAACGAACCTGTAAACGGCTGTCTGCGTTGTTTTCATCTGAAGGTAATGCCATTTTTAATTCTCCTAAGGTATTAGGTTGTTAAAAGGAAAAAAGGGGCTACCAGTTAAGGTAACCCCTCGTTTTTACTACAAAAAGCTATTAAACACTAGCCTTGCTAAACCATCCATAATCGCCTGATGCCATAGAAGCACCTGACAAATATGTACCAGCACCCAAGGTAGCTTGGAATGTGGAAGCGTTGATTACGCAAGTAGCGGTTGATGCACCAATAGCCACAGCCGCTTGAGCGAAAACATAACGGAAACCATCGTTACCGAATGTTTCTGCTCCGAGTGGGCCAAAGGTGGGAATTGCTGTACCAGCCGAATTAGGGTTGGTGTTTGCGACATTGTTTAAGTCAACGCCAGCAATCGGGAGAACTGAATATGCCATGATATTTTTCCTTTCTAATCAATGGATTAAGCTGTACCAGTCAAGACACCTTGCAATGAAGCATTAGAGCAAGTAAGGTTACCGGCCCAGCCATACAGCTTCACGATTGCATCTTGGTTAATCGATTGACGCTCGCCACCGATAGGAACGAAATTACGCTCTTTGTGTGGGCGGAAGAAAATGTAATTGGTGTTCAAGAGATACATATAAAGCGGATTCTCTTGTGCGCCAATACCGCCACCGAGTACTACATCAGCAGACATACCGCCACCGTAGAACTTCAAAGAAGCAAAACCAGCCGCACCTTCGTCTACACCAGCAATACGCTGGATAGCTTGTAAGGATGCAACATAGCGTTGATACAGGGTGTTACCAGCGATGATGAGGTCTACCTTATCAGTTCCACGAACGGACTTGATTGCGGCAGAAGTCATAGCGGCTTGGATTACAGTAGAAGAATCTGCGCCAGTGCTGGATTGGTTTTGCCAAAACGCCCAGTTCGCACGATTGATACCACCGTAAGTACCTGTAGTGTTAGAAACAGCTACTGCGGCCGCAAGTCCCGTAATGTTCTTGCCGCCATTGCCAGTTCCATCTCCATAAATATCACCCGAAATGCGGTTCAAAAGACGGGCTTCAGAAACTTGCATACGACCATCTAACAGGTCGATGATTGCTTCTTTAGACGAGTTTTGGAGCATCTCTAGACCACTCATGGTTACAGAGTCAGCGTACTGAGTAATGCTGAATTGTGCCGCAGAGATTGGGCTATCAGGGGTAATATTTAAAACTTCGTATCCGCTATACGAATTAACATTGTTCGTATTTGGATCGTTGTACATGATTTCCTCAAGGATTACATTACCGCCTGAGAATGGGCGTACATTGCCCTTTGAGTTAAGACGCTGAAGCACTGCGTTGTTCTGCGTCAAGTTGTCGGCCAATACACCGCTACGGCTTTGAATGGTGGTAGCGATAATATCGGTAATTGCACTATTAGCAAATGCCATGATATTTCCTTTATTAAGTTAAGTTAAACCCTACCGCCCTCTGCATCGGCTAAATTAGCCATCAGCAATGAGCGTCTGTCCTTTGCATCTGTCTTAGCTACTTGACCGCTAGGAGTAACGGACTTTGGACTAACAGCAGTTGCTTTAGCTTTTGCTACTTGCTGTGCCTTAGATGCTTGAGTACCTGCTGACTTCAGGAGTCTTTCCTGCTCCAGCTTGTAAACTTCATCGTTAATACGCACCGCTTTGGCATAAGCCGTTTCAAGGTCTTGGGCTATACCTCGCTCAAGTAATTGAGCCATATCTTCCCTTACCATGTCAAAGTGCGGAAACCGCTCCTTGTTACTGCTTACCCGTTCAATTTCTGACATCAAACGAGCATTTTCTTCTTGCTCCCGAATCGCTGACAGTTGTTGCACCTGCTGTTGAGTTGCCTGTAGCTGTTGCATTAACTGCTGTTGATACGGGTCTACATACGGCTGTTCAGCCGTTTGTAAGCTATCTGAATTTAATTGTATTCCATAATCTTGTGCAAGTCTATGGAACATCTGTATCTTCTGATCGTAAGTTCCATTAACCAGCGTGTAATGCGCCCGACCTAGACTTTGTATCCAAGATACGGGATGAATGCCGTGCTTTTGAAGTTCAGGAATGAATGGGCCAATTGCCTCGGTTAGCTGTCTAGCATTGTCGGCTTCAGCTTTATAGGCAGATACGCCCTTTTTGTACTCGGCTTCACGCTGGTTAGCGTATTCAGCAAACTTAGCAAACTCTGCCTTGTCTAGCGGTTTGCCTTCCTTCATCTTCTCCCAAACTTCTAGATATTCCTTCTTCCATGTGGTTGGGCGTTTTACTTCTTCAGCCACAGCAGAAACTTCTGCCACAGGTTCAGGTTCTTCAACGGGATCGGCTTCGGTATCGACTTCTGCGCTGGCTTCTTGCTTTGCTTTGAAGCGACCTTTTTCGTCACGGTCGGGAGTTTCTTCGTTACTTTCTTCACTGCTTTCGGCTTCGATTGGATCGTCATTTACTTCAATCTCCTTTTCTTCAGGTGCTTCAAGTGTGCCTTCTTCAGCTTGTTCTAATGCGGACTCCAAGAGTTCCCGTCTATCTAATTCGTCAGCCATTTGATGCTCCTATCGGTAGTTAAGTTTGGAATACGCAATTTCTGCAATCTGCCGCTTACGGGCTTCCTGTTCCCTGCGGCTAAGTTCGTGCGTCTTTTGTTGCATGGGTACATCGTTACCCAGTTCAATGCAGTTATTGCGTTTAAGGTTCTCACGGTGCTTTGAACGGCTAGAAATCCATGTGCCGTCAGCCATGCTAATGTGACCCTCAATATCAGGAATAACCGTGGGGGCTTCTTTGGGTGTCATTTCCAGCTTTTGCCGCCATGCCCGATCAGCTTCCTCGCCCTCAAACGGTAGATTCCAGTAAGACAGGTACTTTTCACGGTCATCAAACTGGCTTTGGTCGTACTCCTCATGCTCGACTTTGCAGTGTGGACAGGTAACTTTTATCTTTACTAGCACTACATTCTCCTTATGATGTCAGGTAATTGGTCGTATTCATGGGGTCTAAGTACGCAAATACTGTCGTACCAACGGGCATTTTTCCATCTCCAGCAGACAAATTCCTCTTTTGGCAGTAAAACCACGCACTTTACGCCCAATGCGCCAGCTAAATGCGCTGTTCCTGTGTCTACGGTGACGATTCCCTTCATGGCTTTCATATGGGATGCGGTTTGCACCCAGTTTGTTTTCCATCCATCGTTAGGCAGGGGGTGAAATAGCCCATCTGACTTGGGATTTAGGCTATAAGCGTCATCTCCGACCAATTCGTGCATATGTCGGTAGTCAATTGACTTGATGTAGTACAGGGTTTGCTTGCTTGCTTCCCAATTTACCCCGATTTTGGGTGGAATATTGCTTGGCAAGGCGTGTAAGTAACCCTCAGAACCCACAATTTTCTTGCGAGTTACTGGAAACATGGCTTTTACCAGCGGATGCGACAGCGAAATGTAATACGGTAGCGAAATTGACCCGATCCAGTAGTCAGATTGGGTGGCTACGCCTTCTTCTAGGCTATTTGAGAACACATCTACGCTGTGAATCTGCCCTAAAAGGTGATGCAGACTGCTTTCTTGTAGGACTACGACTTGTTTTGCACCCAAAGCCTTGAGCGCAGGTAGGAATCGGGCAAACATCAGGATGTCACCAAAGCCTTGCTCCATCTGTACGGTGATGGATTTACCCATTAAGGGTTCACCTCTCCATACAGGCATCTTTAATGCAGGTGCGTAGGGCTGGGCTTGCTGGGCAATGATGTCAGGATGCCACCGATATTCAAATAATCGGAATCCAGCCTCGTATCTGCCAGCGTGTAGGTGTTCGTAAGCTAACTTATATTGTGCGTCTGCACTTACAGAAGTAGTAATAATGCCGCCTCATCGTCAAGTTCCTCTTGGCGTTTGGCTTCCATTACTCGCAATTGCTCTTGAATGAGATATTGCTGGTGTCTGTAAGCTACTGCCGCAAGGATGTTATCCCGTTGTCTTTCAAGGTAGCTTATAGACCGCTGTAACTCTAGTGTATCGTCTGACGGTATATCAGCCTTAACCTCTTGTTTGGATTGTACTTTAGCTTTCTTAACTTTTGCAACAGGCGCAGGATCAATCAAATCCTTGAACGCTTGTTTTCTTGCATCGTTTGCTTCTTTAACTGCCTTCTCAAGTTTGCGCTGACGGTCAGCAATCTTTGCGGACAGTTTGCGTAATCTTTTTAAATCATCTTCTGTCCAAGACGCATCGTCACCGCCTACCTTGCCCGTAGATGGTGGCGGTGTGTAGATTTGGAATGCGTTATTTTGAAACGCATTAGCTTGGAAAGCGGTAGCAAAACTCACAGAACTACCCAGCGTGACCCACTAGAAACGGTAACGGTTACGCCACTCGAAAGAGTTACTGGCCCTGCTGACATAGCGTTATCCGTAGACGGAATAGTAAAGCTAGTGCCGATGGTCTTATTGTTGGTCACAATACCGTTACTTGCCCGTTGGATTGGGGCGGTTTGGGTAGTGCCATCAAAGGTCAAATTAGCCGATTGATTGGGCGTGGTTGTGCCTTGACCATACGGAATGTAGTTAGTCGTGTAGGTAAACGGTACATCGGGCGAGGTATTGGTAACCGTAAAGTTAGGGTAAGTACCTGATACCGATATTCCTGTACCTGCCGAGATGCTTACAGTTTGGTCAGGTGCGGTGTTGGTAATAGTAAAGTTAGGGTATGTACCGCTAGTGCTAATACCTGTGCCACCAGTTAGGCTAACCGTTTGGTCGGGGGCGGTATTCGTAATAGTTACATTACCCGTTCCTGCCGATACGCTGATGCCTGTACCTGCGGTTGCTTGGGTTACACCAGCGTTAGCGATAGTGATAGACCCTGCGCCTTCGGTAATCGTAATGCCTGTGCCATCGGTTAGGTTTGCGTTCTTCCATACGCCTGTGGGGGTAGTGGTTGCATCATAAATCAGCAAGTTACCGCTTTGGGGCGAGGTTATCTGTACATCATGCAGTTCGTCTAGTTCGTAGCCGTTATCAATTTTGACATAAATAGACCCTACGATATTGTCTACACGCTCCACCCAGCCTACGACTACAAGCTGGTCAGGTGCTTGGGGTTTGGTGGTGGTCAATGCGCCAGCCGTTGTGGGCGATACATAGACCGTAGCACCTGCAATTAAACCTGAGGTGTCTAGTTTATAAAGCGCACCCGATACGATAATGAAGCCTTCAGCACCGCTGGTCATGGTTTCAGCGACTAAGCCAATAGTGCCAAACGATGTGGCTTCCACATTAGCCCTAGCCAATCTAACAGCTACACGGTTACCTTGTGATCCTGAAATATAGACTACTTGACCTTTGGTTAAGGTTGTACCGCTATCGTTATAAACCCGTGCTAGTTCTTGCGTACCGACTTGCAGATTGACATTGCCACCTTTCAGGGCAACAATCGGCACTCCATCGCCATCATCCCAAGACATTGTGCCTACGGTTGTTGGTACGGTTGCTGGGGTTGTATCTAACCCAAGCGAATTGGCGTTAATGATGTTGCCATTGTCATCAAGGGTTACGGTTGAGTTTTGTACTAACTTACCTGTCGTGCCATCAAAACGAGTAATTGCGTTATCGGTTGCAGATGCAGGGCCAACAACACCACCACTAGAAATGGTGCTAAATGTAGTCCAATCTGTGCTGGTCAGGTAGCCATTGGTTGTTCCGTTGGCGGCTGGCATAGCAATCGTAGGCGTTGTACCGCCTGAACTGGTAACAGGGCTGGTAGCCGATACCGATGTAACATAAGTTCCTGCTGGTTGCGCTCCGACATCGGATGCCGTTAATACGACTGCACCGACTTGACCATTGACCGAGGTTACCGTTTCGGTGTTATCGACCTTTTGCCAAACAGTTCCGTTATAAACTGCCCAATCGCCCACAAGCCAATCAGTGATCCCGTCAAGGTTAGTATTACCAGCAACGCTGACAACATAGTAATAACCTTTAGTGCCAGTAGAGGAAGTAAGAGTAGGGGTATTAGTGTTTGCATTCCAAGTTCCTTGATAGCTAAGTGCGCCTAGAACTGCGGCAGGAAGTTCAGAAACAGGTACTTTACCGCCAGCATCTAGGGTTGCCACACCGTTAGCCGCCCCAGCATCCTTGGTCGATGCAGTGCCTAGACCCGTAATGTCTGTATTGGGAATGGTCGAGGATGCTGTCAGGGCAGTAGTTCCTGCGCCCTTGACATAGCCTGTCAGGGTTGTTGCCCCTGTACCGCCTTGGTTAACCTGTAGCGTACCTGTGACATTGGATGCAGGGATAGTCACCCCACTGATTGTGCCGCCTGTGATTGCTACCGCATTGGCATCTTGCTCTGCCATCGTGCCTAGACCGACTAGGGTATGGTCAGCATTCCAATCGGATGGCTGTACTAGGTTTGCATCTCCAGCATCAGGGATTGCTGATACTTTGGTGTGCTTGACTGTTATAGGCATTATTGGACTCCAATAATCTTACCGTCTTGTCCTCGAACCACAGTCTTGGGCTGGCTAAGTTTCTCTAGTAATGTAGCCAACATCTGCGCTAATTGCTGGTTGCTCATGTGCATACTTTCAATTGCAGGTTGTAGTGGGTGGTTTTTCATATCGGAATATCCTAATTGGTCTTGCAAAATGTTAGCCATCTGTACATTGTCAGCATATGCTTGCTCGCCCGTGTCTAGTCCTGCCGTAATACGGGTGGTTTCTATCTTAGCCGCATTGTTGAGGTAGGCAAGGAGCAGTTCCTTGTTATTGGCAGAATCCATCTTGGTCTGCTCCAAGTCCATCTCCATCTGCATCTGCTCACGGTTGCGCTGATCCTCAAGCTGGAACTTAAGCTGGTTTTCTTGGGCTTGGTACTCCTGTTTAGCCTTCTCCAGTTCAATCTGACCTTGAATCTTAGCCTGTTCAATTTGTTGTTGCATCTGCATCTTCTGTGCTTCTGCTTGCATCTTGGCTTGCTCAATCTGCATCTGCATCTCAAGCTTCATTTGTTCAGGGCTAGGTGGTTTGGGTTGTCCTTCTGCCATCTTCGCCTGTTCACGGAACTTGTCAGCGGTTTCGTCAATCATGCCCTCTAAGCCTTTACCTGCCTTGAATGCGGTGACACCAAACTTCAGCATCTCGACCAACATTGGAGTAAGTTCAGGGTTAGCTTGGGATGCTGGCACTGCCTGTTGCAAGAAGCCACTCATAGCGGATAGGAACTCTAGACGGTCAGCTTTTTCCTGCTGTTCGTCTTGGAATATCATCGAGTCGCTGGTTACCTCAACACGGAAGTTCTTAGCGGCTTCATTACGCAATAGGGCTAAAGCTTGTGGGATTAATGCTTGATCCTGTGGACTTAGTTGCATTGCACCACTGATCTTGACGATGGTGTCATCGGTAAAGTGGTTGCAGATAATCTGCGCCTTAATGCAAAGCAGTTCGGTAGCAAAGTCTACGACTGCGTGTTGCATGGTCTTTAGTCTACCGCTAGCGTTGTTTGACTTGATAATCTGTGCGCCAAGGGTTTCATTGGGGTCGGTCTGTCCACGCTGGATGTCGGCAATACCCATAATCTCGTAGATTTGGTTCTTGACCTGATCCATCGCCTGATACGACATCTGTAGGGCATTGGCAATCGGTGCAATATCTACAAGGTTAATAGCCCCCATCATTCCACCCTTCTCACTGAAGGCGGCATAGTTCTTGACAGGAATCAGGGTATTGTTTTCACCCTCGGAGAACAGGCGAGCAAGACTTGGTTCGGATGCGTCATAAACACCACGGACTTTTAAGGCGTTAATGAATCCATCAATACGGTCAGCCAGCGTGTCTAACTGTTTGGCTTGGTCTTGGTATAGCGTAAAGTCAGGGATTGGTTCTAGCTTGTCTGTAGTCAGTGTGGCGTACAGTGGTTTAGGGCAGGGCCAAAAGTTCTCAAGCTTTAACGGGTCAGGTCGTACATCTAGAATCTTACCCATCGACTTCGATAGCCAAATGACCTCGCCCGATGTCTTATCCCAAATCTCATAGATAACGGCTTCAGATGCGCCTTCGCCCATCTTTTCGTTGAAGGTCTTAGATGTTTCGGGTTTGGTGTCTAACGGAATCTTGTTACCCAGTTCCTCACCAAAACGCTCAACAAGGGCAGGTCTTTCCATGTAGACCTTGCGCCAGCAAGCAGTTACTTCTTCCCATGTACGGGCAATCGTATGACCAAAGTCACGCCAGTAAACATAGTCAACGGGCGCACATTCGTACTCGATGCGCTCCTGATCCTCACGGTAAATGCCGCCTTCGGTTTCGGCTTCGTCTGTATCCTCGGTTACTTGTAAGCCATCTTCAGGCATACCTTCAGCCATGCCGCCAGCTTCACCAGCAATGTGTGGTTCGTAGCGTACCCACGCTGTACCACGCCCACCCAGTAAGCGGTCTAAAACCGACTGACTCATAGCGGACTTGTAGTCACCGTAATGGGTAATCTCATAGTCCAATGCCCGTTCAAGCATCATGGATGCTACTCGTGCCACTGGGTCATTATCTCTAAACCTGCGGCTTACATCAGGGCGAGGCAGTCTAGCAAAGATTGCTGGGGTAATCGTTTGGACATTTGACCAAAGGATATTGAATCGTGCGTTAGGGTTATTCCTAGTACGGCTGTCATCACGATACCGCTTGATGATTCGGTCAGTACGGGCTTCCCATTCTTTGTACGCCCTCTCATAACTAGCGATGATGTTATACCAATCTTGATAGGTGTGATCCATGTTTATATCCTGCGGTAAGTTTGTTTAGGCGTTTGCTTCCATAGTTCGTCAAGGGTCACTTCATTTTGTCCAACAGATAAGCCTTTAACCCTTGTATCTTTGAGGATAGGGCTGTCCTCATCTTTCCAAACAATGCTGAGATAGCGCATTGCGTCTGCCGAGTGACTTGTCCAATCGTGCTTCGGGCGATCTCTAAATACTTTTTTATCATCATCCCATTCCCTTTGATATTGACGCAAACATTCAATAAGTTCGTCACACTTATTATCGAACCAAGCACGGGTTAATGCAAGTCGTGTTGCCTGTATTCCATCCTGAAGTGATAGGTTTGGAACAATTTTTAGCTTGTTTATGTCAATTTTTGTCGAAATTTGTTCGATTATGCTCTTGCCGCCACTCGCCAAAGTTTTAGCCCTAGCGTCATGGGGCAGGTAGTGATAACCATACTTGTACCCGTACTCATCCTCTTTCTGCGCTAGTAGTCCAAGGTAGTACGGAATGGCTTGACCGTTAGACATATGGTGGTCTAGCACCCGTATCTCACCGTATACGACCTGAAACCAAATGATAGCCGTGGAATCATTAAAGCCTAAATCCCAAACGGTATGGCATGGGAACATTGGGTCATAGTCCACCGTGGTAATGCGGTCAAGGTCGGTAATCCTACGCATCTCCTGACCGTAGTATGCGCCCAGTATGGCGGCTTCAAAGCTACAGAGGAACTCCTGCTCGTACTGGTTAGCTGACATTGAAGCTTGAGCGTCTATGAGTTCTTCCTGCGCCAATAAGCCTGACTGGTCTGCTCGTAGCGTCTTGGTATACCACCTATCATTGTTTTGGGCTTCTCTGTATATGTCGTAAAAAGCGTTATGCCCACGGGGAGTCCCAATAAACACAGCCCAGCCGAGGCGATCAGCTAATAACGGTCTAATAATCTCGCCCCAAACACGGGGTTTCATATCGGCCATTTCGTCAAGCACGATTCCGTCACAATAATTCCCACGGAGATTGTCAGGCGCATCTGCACCAAATAGCCTTATTCGTGCGCCATTGTGTAGTTCTACCCATAACTCTGACTGGTTGGCTTTAGCCATAGCAGGTTCAGAGAAGCGCAATAAGTAGTCCCAAGCCACTGACTTGGCCTGACTGTAAAAGGGGCAGAGGTAAAAGTACCTGCCGTCAGGTTTGTTTTCTTTAATTGCCCTGCGGATTAGGTCATTAATGCTGGCTACGGTCTTACCTGCCCTTCGATGGCAGACCAATACAGCCCAGCGTTGTGTTCTCTTGTGAAACTCTTTAAACGCTTCCCGTGCCTTGTATTCAAACTCAATAACGACTTCTTCAGTCATCTTTCCACTTGTAGATGTGGACTACGGGTTTGGTTTCATCGCCTACCTGCTCAACACGGGCTAGTTTAGGTACATGGTACTCAGCTACCTGCATGAAGCAATCAAATGCGACCTTTGGCCCTAGCTTCTCATTCATAGCGATCTCATCAAGCCACGCTTGTAAACGGTCAGCATTGTTATCCACAAACCTAGCGATAGCCTCTCTAGCGAGGGCTGTTGACTTATTAGGCACTCCTGCTGGTCTACCCATACCTGCACGGGGCGGCTTGCGTTTTACAGCAGATTTCACTTCTTTAGTGTCCATACCTTATCCAAGTAGTTGTTAAGATAGATTAATGTTTGATACAATTATATTACAAAACAAGGAGATTGCAATGACACCCACTGTTAATGTTGATGTGCCTATGTCTAAGCCAATGCTTGATGCTCTTACCTTGCATGAAACCTTTTGTATTGCTTCGGGCATTGTTTCTGTGACCCATGAATCTGTGTGTTCTTTTCTATCTCAACGCTTTGGCGAACAGATGGCGAATCAATTTAAACCTGAATATTTGTATTAGTATCCTAGCTGTCTTAGTAGGTTTGCGGTTAGGATTCCTGCGTAGGGTTTCATCTGCAATGCCCGTAGGTCTGTCTGCGCTGGGGCGGTTGGGTTAGCAATACCACGCTCCTTGACTACATTGGGCAGAAGTTCAAATATGTTGCGGTTTTCTTCCAGTACGCCAAGACCTTGACCTGCTACTCCCCGTGGGTAGGATGGGTGACCTGATTTCATAATCATTGGCTGACCAGCGAATATCTCGCCCACATTCTGTATACCGCCTTCTGCCGCATTGATTTGGCGTGGGTCGGTTACCGATAATCTAGCCTGACCAATGTTTAGACTTCCAGCATTCCTGAAGTCACGATCCATGATCTGCATGATGGAATCTCTTACGACTTTGGGTGCGGCTCTATATTGGGCGATGCTTTCAGCGTTATCTACGCCTTTCCAATTCGGGATAAGGTCTTTAATTGCGCTGTTTAGTTGCTTCTTATCACCCCTGCTCATGGCGGCTTCTGCGTATCCCAGCATACTTTCACCCGTCATGTGGGCAAAGTCACCGCTGGTCGGGGCCATTCTCCAAGGAATATAAAGCGGATTCTGCCCCGTAATCTCTTTAAGCATCTCAGCATTTTTAATGATTGGCGATACTGCTTGTTGCGCTGATGCCCATACCTGATTGGGGTTGTTAAACATATAGTCCTGCCCACCGTAAAGGTGTACGGGTCTTTTAAACATTACATCGTTAACACCAAGCAAGTCACCACCAGCGGCAGTGCGGTCAGACATACTGGTTATGAATGGTCTACCTTCAAAGTCTGCCAGCGATACCTTTGGAATTGCGGTCTTGTTAGTCTGCTCGACCACAGGCACGGTGCTTGCAATCTTTTCTTTCTCCAACACTCTAGGGTCAAAGCGTGGGTCAAACTCACCAATTGGCTTGTTGCGGATAGCATCAGCTAGGGCTTTGTTTTGCGGTGCAATATATTGAACACCACCTATTTTTGCCAAATAGTCCTCTGCCATGCTTGCGGCTTTTGGTGCTAATGCTCTAGCGGTTGGGGCGGCAAGTGGTGCGCCCATTGATGCTACAGCGATAGGCAAAGCCAGCGGTTCACCCTGTTTAAAGCCTTTTTCACTACCGTATTTACGGTCACCGACCATTGCGCCTTCAGCGAACCCTGTTTCATTGGGTAGTCGGTTAACGCCAAACATTTGGGTAAATGCTTGGGGGTTGTACATAAAACGCTGTGCCTCGGTGGGTAGGTTTACCACCCTATCACTAAAGGAGCGTAATGCACTAGCTAAGTCCATTTACTTAACTTCTTTGTCCATGTCTTTCAGTTTGTTGGCAAGCATAGCCCTGCGCTCTAGGCGCAAGCGTTGCTGTTTCTCCAGCGTGGATTCTTTGTGGGGCTGTAGTAAGCTGTTTTCGGGCTTTACCTTTTCTTTTTTAAACATTTTATTTCCTCATGTAATCGGGCGGTAATGAGAAATAGCGGTCACCAAACTTCATTACCTGATAACCCCTGTCTTGTTCACCTTGTACGCCCATCTGAAATGTAGGGTGTGCCGCACCTTTAAGCATCATGTAAGAGTTTTCGGGCAGATTGTAGTCCATACGGTATTGCATGGGTGTCGGGGCTACTGACCCCCAATGACCTTGGTTTTCACCGCCTTCTTGCTGGGGTTTCATCCCTGCGGCAATAGCGGTGGTGTAATCATAGTCAGCACCATGAGGGTCAAATTGACGCAAGATAGCGGCTAACTTCTGATTAACCATTACATATCCTTCATCTTAGAAGCAATCATCTCTCTGCGTGTGGGCTTTGCAGTCTTAGCAGATTCTTTAAAGTCTTTAGCGGTGGGTGCGCCTTCGCTACCTACCTTACGCATCTTTTCGCCTGATCCAGCCTTAATCCTAGCCCTCTTGCGGTGAATGTTGGCATATAGTCCGTCTTTCATTAGCATTTCCACCTTGCTCTAGCCGCCTTACCACGCTCACCAGTCCAGCCTTTTGACCTTGCACAGAAACTATCGTGCCTTGGGCCACTGGCTTGTGGTGCTTGTAGATTAGCGTTGTTTTTACGATTGTATGCCGCCCTACCTTTGGCGGTCATACCTGCGCCCTGCTCTGTGGGCAGGTAGTTCTTATCCTTGCCCGTTGTTGTCTTAGGAATGGGTTTATCGTGCTTTTCTACTGCCGCACGAATGTCATCCCTACGACTCATGCCTTTTCCTCAATGTACTTAGCGTAGGCATCCTCAAGCTTTGCCTTGCGGCTACCCCTAGCGTTCTCACGCTCAACATTTAAGGCGATAGCAGTAGCCTGTTTGCCTTTATAACCTTCGGATTTAAGTTTTTTGATGTTTTTACCAACAGATTCTTGGCTACCTGATTTATCGAGTGGCATAAATATCCTTTTATTTCAAGAACTTAAGTTTATAAGTTGTGGTGTTAATGAGGTCTGCAATCTCATCAATAATATTTTGTAATTCGCTGTCTTGGGGTAAATCTTGACGGGCTTCCTTGACAAAGTTCTGTAAGGATTCCATGTAACGGATTGGGTCTTTGGGCTGGTGGTAAACGCTTGGGAAGTTAAGTATCTTTCCATACTTACCAAAGTATGATTCTGCTAACTGGTCTACCAGCGGCACTACTCCATCATAGTATTCGCCAAGTGCGCTGTGCTTTGAAAAACTGTCGGTAGTCCAATGGAAAAAATGCGTGTTAGTCGCTGAGTGTAATAATGTTGCTAGGAATAACGCACAATTTTCCATACAAATCCTTATGTTATGGGTGTAGTTTCCTCTATTTTATCAAGAATGTCGATATAAACAAGGCATCCACCGCCTTTTTTTATTGCGCCTCTTTCCAAAAATAAAACATCAATTTGACTGTCATCATCAAACACCCCTGCACCGTTGCCGCCCAGTGCATCCCAAAGTGATTTCACACGATTGTCTAAATCTTGCTTACGCTTATTGGCAAAATGAATAACTATTTTCATTTCTAAACGAGCATCACCCAGTTTTGGTACTCTGTACTCAGCTACATAGTCAGCGACTTGTTTTTTAAATTCAATAGCTTCTTTGCTTAAATACCGCCTATGACCACTACTTTTGATGTAATGGTTTACGGTAGGCGGCAAAGGTAGGTTTAGTATCAACATTAAGGGAGTTTAACAATTCCACCGTGTCTTGTGTCATTTCCTCAAAACTTGGTATATAAAAACCCCGACTCGAATAAGAGGGCAATCGTTTTTCTGTGCGCTTCTTCCCACCTAGCCACTCTCTCTGCTTTGCTGAGTGTTGCGCCTTGGTCGATTTCTGTGTGACAGGTGTAGCAGAGTGATGCGATTCTGTAATCATGCGCTTTAATTCCACGGCCTTTACCATCCCTTAGTTGATTTGAGTGTGCGGCTACTACAGTGCCATCGATTGCCCCACAATGGGTGCAGGGGAAGCTTCTAGCTATCTCCAATAAGCTTTTATTGCGATACATTGGCATGATCCACGCTGTGTTGTTCTAGTTTTTCAGCGGATTCTGCAATGTCTACAGCAATTTCCATCATCTGTACCGCATTGTTGCTCTTGAGCGCATCGTCATACATCCGAACCAAAGTTCTAAGGGTATGAAATTCATCAAGTAAGTTAATCATTTTAATATCCGATCTTGGTTACGGTTAGATACTTCTAAGGTCTGCCATGTAGTATGGCGCAATCTTGCGGCTTCCAGTTCCCATTTCAGCTTTTCGGCATTTTCGGTGGCCGCACCGATAGCCTTACATAAATCTTGGTACTCTTGGCTGGCGTATGCTTCCCGTTCCTGCGCCCCGATGGTCTGCTCACCTGATTTCTGCATCATTATGGCTTTTAGACTGCTTTTAAAGGTTTCTAACTGAGCGAGTTCACCCTTGGCAGAAGCGTATTTACCAGCGTTTTCAAGGATAAAGTCTATACATTTATTCGGGTCTATTTCTCGCATACAGTTCCTTTATTCGTTTTTTTACATCTGCTTCTGTGTCTTTGTTGCGCTCAATTAACTCTTTGACCATATCCCAATTGTGGTAACGCTTGGCAATAGCTATGTAGGCTTGGGCCAAATACTCAATTCTGTCTTTATAGCTGTTCATCTAACTGCTTAATCTTTTGGCTAATTCTTGCTCTCCATTGTTGCCAGCCTTCACCCTGATAAGCAGGGCAATTTATTTCCTGCGCTTTTTTTATAGTCAGTTCCTCTGTGGAATACCACGGTAATTCGGGCTTTTTGGTCGGTTCAAGGTCAATCTCGTCAGTCCAGCGTTCTTGGTTTAAGAATGTGGCTGGGTACGGAATGAAGTCTTTTTGAGTTTGCTTAATCTTCCAGTATTTAATGTAATTAGGCATGGCTTCTAGGCATTCTGCTTGCTGTGCAGGGGTTAGCCTATTCCAGCTACGCTCGGCTTCTTTGCGCCCCATCTTGCGTGGGTATAGCGAGTAAAAGTCTTGAAAGGTCATTAGTCCATCCAATAGTAAAGAAATGCGGCAATTATCATAACTGCCGCAAAAATTACAAAAGTTCCGATTGCAAACACAATCATTACGGTTTCAATCATTTTTTGATTTTTTCAACAATTAACTTCAAAGCTGGTGCGTCTTGCACAATCCAAACAGCTTGATTTAATGTAACTGGCTTGCTGAAAGCACGGTATGTATTAAGGTAGTCATCGAACTTCATTACGATGTAATCTTTTTTGCCTTGACCTTTGTATTTCATTTGCTTCTCCTTTTTCTATCTCACTCGTTATTGAGTGATACCAGTTTATTAAGGTAGCTTAAGTATGTCAACAGTTATTTTATAGGGATATACCCTTAGTGTTGTTTTTTTGCAATAGTTCCCCAAAGGTGATAACACCCCATCCATTTGGCAGTTGTGCGCCAAACTAATGCTCCCTAAGGTAGTGTTCATTCGATGGTCAGGTTGTCAATCACCATTGTCCTGTCCGTCTTGTGTAGTACCCACTCAAGTCTACGGGGCTTGCTGTCAGGTGTAAACCAGCCCATCTTTTCTTTCCAGCGGGCGATTTAACCCCATTGCTATCGTAGGAAGTACGAAGCGGAAATAAAAAAACCCCAAAAGAGTAGTTTCTAAGTTGAACCCATTTAAGAAAAGACATCACCAGCTTTTCCTAAATGCTCAAAAACTACCCTTTTAGGGTCTAGGTGATGTTTCTAACTCGCAGGGTTCAATCCGCTTGCCGTTAGTATACATCAATCTAATTCAGGCCAAATTAATTTATAACTTTCAGGAAATAGGGTCTTTCGGTTTACTAGCCCGTGGCTTTGTTTTTCAAGGGTTGCGGCTAGGATCACCAGCTTGTCGTAGGGTATATCACCGTTCTGCCACATGGATACGGCAGGTACGCTAATGCCTAGCATCTTAGCTACTTTGGTTGGCCCACCCAATAAACGAATAATAGCGACTGAATTCATGTAAGTAATCTTAACATATTTCTTGCATTAGTTGTTAAGTTAAGTTAATATGGGTGTACGGTATGTGCCGTGATAACAGGAGAACTCATATGAGTGAAATAGAATCGCAAACCAATGACTTACTACAGCTTCAAGGTGAACTTGAACGCATCTTTGATGTGCTAGAAGGTGGCACAGATTTATCTAAGGAACAAATTGACTTACTGCGCTATGGCTGTGGCTTTGCGCCAGTAAACCGTCAGCGTGATTTCTTGCGTGAAGTTTTTACAGACCTCAATCCATACGGGAGATCACAATGAACCCACAAGTACAGCTAGTAACGCCTGAAATGGCAAAGATTTACCTATCTAAAAACACCGATAACCGCCAGCAAAGGGGCTGGTATGTGTCTTGTCTAGCCAAAGCCATTAAGCGTGGTGACTGGATATTGACCCATCAGGGCGTAGCATTCTCTGAGTCAGGCAAACTCATTGACGGGCAACACCGTCTAGAAGCCATTGTAGAAGCCGATACACCAGTACAGATGCTTGTCACCACTGGTGTCAGCAACGATGCCTACAAGGTCTTAGATAACGGCATCAAGCGTACATTGTCAGACCTGACGGGCATTAATGTTAGGACTACTGAGGTATGCCGTATCTTGGCTAGATTGGTTTACGGTGGTAATTCGGTAACCAGTGCAGAAGAATGCCTAGAAATCTATAACACAGGCGTAGGCGAAGTATCCGATAGCCTAGTCGAGTATTGCGGCAAGCAGATTAAGGTCTATTCGTCTGCGCCAATGCGTACTGCGGCAGTCTGTTTAATTCTTGATGGGTATAACCAAAACTACATTAAGAACCTGTACGCAAACCTATGCCACCAGCAATTTAACGAACTGCCCAATGTAGCGCAGAACTTTATCCGTCAGGTAACCGATGGCAGGGTCAGCGCAAACAAGAAATCAAACCTACTAGCACGGGGTCTAAAAGTATTTAATCCTGAGTATCAAGATGTAGCTAGACTTCAGATTAGTGACTCAGAAGAAACTGCCGCTAATGCGTATTGCCGCAACATTGTTAGAAACCTATTAACGAAAGAGAAAAAATGATTATTTCTGATACTCAACGAGATTTTAAAATCGCCCCTGCTGGCTTGCATATGGCCCGTTTGTACTCTGTGATTGACCTTGGTCATCAAGCTACCGAATGGGCTGGAGAAACCAAAATCATGCATAAGGTCGTATTGACTTGGGAATTGCACGGGGATGATGAGGATGGCAAACCATTAAAAACAGACGATGGCAAGCCATTAATCGTATCTAAGCGGTATACGGTCAGCCTTGGGGATCAAGCACGGTTACGCCAAGATTTAGAGGCGTGGTCAAACAAAAAAATGACCACCGAGGACAGGAAAAACTTTGACCTCAAGAACTTATTAGGTAAGTTCTGCATGGTCAATATTACGCACTCTGAGGATGGTAAGTACGCTAATATCTCAGGTATTAGCCCTGTGCCTAGCGCACTGCGTAACGCCCAGCCTGAAGGCATTAATCCGACCAAAATCTTTTGGTTGCAAGACTTTAAGCAGGAAGAATACGATGCGCTACCTAAGTACTATAAGGAAAAGATAGCGGAGAGTAGTGAGTGGCGTGGTCAGCAGGAGCGTGAAAGAAAAGCACCTAAGATAGCTGACGATGACGGTTTTGGCCCTGACAATATTCCATTCTAAGGACACTATGATAGTTAAGGAGAAATTAAGTGAATCAGGTCACTGGTATAAAAAAGATGGCACTCCAGCCTATACAGTCATCGGCAAGACTGGGGAGCGACCAGCAACGCTCCGTGACGCACGGAAACTCGGACTTCTGCCAAGTGTTACAACAATTAACGGAATGCTATCGAAAGCAGGGCTTGATACATGGAAGCAACAGCAAGTCCTCTTAGCCGCCTTAACCCTGCCTAGACTGCCTGACGAACCCGAATCCGACTGGCTGGCTAGGGTAATGCAGGATAGTAAGGCGCAGGGTCGAGAAGCGGCAGAACGAGGTACTGCAATCCACGCCATTATTCAAACTTGGTTTGAGGGTGTGTATATGCCTGAAAAGCCACCGTACATTAGCGCAATCATGGATAGCTTAGAGAATGCCTTTGGCAAGCAAGAATGGCTCTCAGAGCAATCTTTTGGGCATCCGCTAGGGTTTGGTGGCAAGTGTGACTTAATGGCTAAGACGGGCTTTATTGTGGACTTTAAAACCAAGGAAACCGACTTAGATAAGGTGGATGTGTACTTTGAGCATGAGATGCAGTTAGCCGCCTACCGTGAAGGCCTAGGCGTTCCTACGGCACGGTGCGCTATCGTCTTTGTCAATGCACTAAGTAATCAGGTCAAACTGATTGAAATTGAGCAAGATCGGCTTCAAAAGGGCTGGGAATGCTTTGAGCATTTGTTACGGGTTTACCAAATCAAGAACGGCTTATAATCAAAGTTCCTTCACGGGAACGGGGGAAAGCGCAAGCGAGTACCCCACTAACAATGGGCAAAAATAATTTTGGAACTGTTAAAAGGGAAGCAGACAGTCGCAAAGGCAATATTGGTTCTAGACCAAATGTGGACTTCCTGACCAAAATAGCCCACCTTTTTTAGGGCGTTAAGCCGCCAAAGTAGGATGCAGTAATTAGGGAATTTTGCGGCTTTCTGCCCTATTGCTAGTAACTGCTAAATACTGCCCTGTTGTTTTTCTGCAAAACCTAGGGTATATCCTAATAAAAATATCTTGCATTGTTAAGATTACTTAACTTATACTGTCATTACTGCATCGGGCAGTGAGATAGAAAAGGAGAATCAAATGCAAGTTTTAGACATTCAAGTTACCAAAGTTGACCAATTAGGTATGCTCTTGGCACAGATTGCTGACTTAGAAGCACAGGCAGAAACACTCAAAACCGAACTCAAGCAAGAAGAAGGACACATCGAGGGTAACCTCTACAAAGCGTGTGTAACCTTATCCCAGCGCAAGACCGTAGATAACAAAGCTGTGTACGCAGAAGCCAATGTACCTGCTGAGTTAATCGAGAAGCACACCAAAACTACCGCAGTTATTACATTGAAGGTAACAGCAAGATGAAAAAATCAGATTGGATAATTTTGCGCTTAATTATGCAAATAGAAGTAATTGAGAAGGGTTTAGAAGGCGATGCTACAGAAGCCGCTAAATTTTTAATTAAAAAATACGGCAATAAAAAAATAGAAAGTTGTATGAAAGCTATTAAAAAAGACCGTAACTATCAAAAATATGTTTTTGAATATCGTTTTTTTAAATTTGCAGAAAACTACTTAAAGGAAAAATCATGAAATATTTATTCTTATTAACCCCACTAGCCTTAATTGGGTGCAGTTCCTATACCCCACCCAATGTCAGCCTAGAAACAGATAAACAGGCGTATCACATGACACGGGCGCAGGTTATTCTAGGCATTAACGAGTGTGAAGATGCTGGCACACGCCCCGTGGTCATTACAGCCAAGCGTAGGATTAATGGCGTTACCACCGATGTACCCGTAGAAGTTACTTGCAATCCCCGTTACCGTATCTTTCAATAAGGAGTCATCATGCTACAGAGTGAACGAGATCATTTGTCGTACCTAGAAGCCAAGCGTAAGTTTGACAATATGGAGCGTATGCGTGAGAAGGGCTGGGCAGATGTAGAAGCCTATAACCGCCTTATTGCTTACGAGAACAAGAAAAAGCGCAAGGAGTCAATCAAGCAGTTCTTGCTGGGTGGATTGGCGGCAATCCTGTTCTGTGTGCTGTTTTTTGGTACTAACTACCTCATGCACGGCTATGCAATATAAGAAGTTTGACCAAGCCTTGCACGATGCCTGTGACCCACCTGCCCGTGATGCCGTGGCTAGGTGGCTCAAAAACCTTTGGTACATTGATGCTACCCCTAACCCCGATATATACGCTGTAGACCTCGTATTAAGCCGCAGGGGTGAGCATCTAGGGTATGCCGAGGTAGAGGTCAGGGATTGGGAATATTGCCCGTTTGATACCATCCACATAGCCCAGCGCAAAGATAAGTTATTTAACCACCCTAGAACGACTATGTATGTGGTTAATAAGCCATTAACCCACGCCTACTGGATTAGGGCTAACAAGATTAAAGATTGCCCGTTAATAGAAGTACCAAACAAGGCGGTAGCCCGTGACGAATACTTCTACGATGTACCCAAGGACTTGTGGAAGATCGTAGACCTACGGGAACTGTTCTAAGCGTAGGGTCTAGTACCAGCCTTATCAATAATCAGTGCTTGTCTGCGAGGAGCAGTGCCAGCAATATTAGGAATACTAATATGTGTCCAACGGTCAAATTCTCGAATAATTTGGTCATATCCAATCCCCGATGCAATCACCGCCTTAACGACTTCATCGGGGGTCATGCTCGGTACTCGAATATCTGCGGCACATCCAATCCGATGCTGGCTAGTGTCCTTTGATCCTACAGCGTCATTAACTTCTTTGCAACGAAAAGCCGAATTAACCATGACTGGTTTGCCGCCTAAGACGGTCTTAACTTCTTCAAGGAATGCGGCTAGGCGCACAAGGTTAGCCATCTCTGAAGCATTGGGCGTATTGTCAAACTGACGGTGGTCTGTGTGGGTCAGTTCGTCTAAGGTAAAGTGTTCGGATAAATTCATTTTTTCATCATCTCCTGTATCTCTTTGTTCTTGTCCTTAGACCCTTGACTAGACCCAAAGTAGAACGATAAGACTTGTCCTGCGCTACTGGTAATAAATCCTAGGGCAAAAATCACCATCTGCTGTTGGTCTACGGGTACATCTCTGAACATTAGGATAGCGATAAAGCTAAATGCTAGGGTGACTGTTCCTAGGGCTAGGATAGGTACGACCGCTTTATCAAGCTTTGTAGCGTGTTCTGAGGTTGCTACAGCAGAATATGCTTTACGGGCAGAATCACGGTCTTGGGCTTCTAATTTAGCGTACTCAAGGTCAAGTTCCTTCAGCTTCATAGCCATTTCAGGATTGCCTGTAAGGGCTTGGGTTACGCCTTCTACGGTCGCATCATCAATGCCTAGCTTTGAGGCAATCCAGCCTACTGCCGCACCCCCTGCTGGCCCTGCCACCGCAGTAGCGAGAACTGGCGCAACGCCTTTTAAGATTCCAAGTAGTGCATCCATTATTTAGACCCCCAAACCAAATAGTAAGCGATATATCCTGCGACCACAAAACACCAAAATTGCGCTACTTGGGCTTTGCGTAAATCCTTATTAAATGCCTTTTGAAACTCTTTTTCCTGCTTTTCTAACTTGGCTTTTAGTGCTTCGACTTCTGCCCAGCGTTTACCGTATTTCTTTAAAAAGTCTGCTCGTATTTTTGCTTCTTCACGCCTGACTTGTTCTTCACGCTCCCACTGAATTAAGACTCGTTTAAGGAATAGTTCCTTGCGGACTTCGTTCTCTCTAAGTTCCCTGCGCCTGTCAAGGTTTCTTTGTGCGGCTACATCAATAGCTTCTTGACGAGTGTCTGCAATACTTTTAGAGAGTTCTTTACTAACTTCCCGACTTGCGTTTAGGGAACTGCTTAGTGATTTTGCGCCCTCTAGTAAACCATCCGACACATTGATAACCTACCTGTTACCAAGCCAATGTGCGATAAAACCCACGAGTGAACTAAAAGCTGATACAAACCCCATGCCGACCCAAAAACCGCCCCTAGAACGATTAGCCATTGCGACCAGTTCCTCAACAGAAGATTCCATTTTGTCAATTTTTTTGGACATTTCATCGAACTTGGCCTCGTAGTTTTCGACTTTTTGCCAAAGGACACCGTACTTTACGGGATCTATTTCAAAACTCACAGGTCACCTATGGCAAAGTCGCTATAAAGGCATCAGCCTGTTCTTGTGTCATCACATTTCCATCGGCATCTTGCAGTTCTGCACCAGCTAAAACTTCTTTTTTAAATTGCTGGTAATCAGAATTATCAGGAGCAAAAGGAATGGAATCTGCACCATTACGCAAAACTCCACAATCTTTTCCGTTGTCAGGATTTTTAATTAATCTATAAGTATTCATCATAACTCCGCAGCAAAGGCTAAGAAAGTATTGCCACCATTTGGTGCTAATCCGCAACCGCTATTTGTTGTAAGTGAACCAGCCGTATATCCTTGAATACGAACAACACCAACAGAGGCTGTTCCAATAATTGCTGGAACTGCATTACAAGCAACCGCACCAGTTGATGGCTGTCTTATTGCATAGTCTGCGGCTGTTCCTGATGTTCCAAGCGTTGGTGATGTTCGCATCGGCACAGGAAATTGATAAAAATGAATTGCATTGGTTGCATTATCACAAAAGCCGTTTATGGCACCAAATTCATTCATAAGCAGTTTGTAGTAATACCGCATACAAAGTTGAAACTCAGTTCCATAAGGTCTGTAATCAAAGCTAGTAGCTGTAGAGCCTACCTCAAGCTGAACTCCTGTGATGTAGAAAGTTGCTCCGTTTGTGCCGACTACGGATGTTGCTCCTGTGGCTGAAGCAAAAGTATTTCCTGACCATGAGCCAGCAGTTCCATTAAATGTAGAGCCTACACCTAATCCAAATAACAATCGAATACCAACACCATTAGTTGTTAACCATGTTCCGCTTGTATCACCAGCAATAGTGATTGATTTTTGTTCCCAAGTATTTGCAGAAGAAATTGTGTAAGTAAATGGATAGCTTCTGTTCCAAGCACTATTTGATAACGAACCGCCAAAAGTGCCAGTTAGTGAACTCCGAACCCAAAAAGACAAAGTAACTGTTTTAGCGTTAGCAGTTCCCCAACCCAAATCTGCTGTGTTAAAACCTTCAATTTGTTGTCTGACACCAAAAATATCGCCAGCCGCAACAGAATAAGCAGATAAAGAAGTTGCACCTAAATAATTAGTAAACCCTGCTGGGGGTGTTACTGCACCAGCATCTTGTTGTAATGAATACTTTGATGCTTGCGTTAAATATGCTTCCCATCTATCAACACTAAATTGTCCGTTAGTTGGAGTAACACTAGCACCAGCATTACGCTGGTCAATCACCATCGCACCATTGATAATTCTTGACTTCATATTTACCGATGGTGTAACAGCATTACTTGTTATAGAACCGTTATACATCGGTGTGAGGATGCCAGTATCCCCATTCAAAGTTATCGGCATAGTTGCTCCTTACGCTGTTGATGCCATGCCTTAACGGCTTGACTAATTTTCATTTTGTCCTCGTCTGTGTAAACTCGTTTAGCCCTTGATGCTCGCATCTTAGCCTTAGTTTCTTCGCTGTGTTTGCGCCCAATATTAGGATGGTTTTCACCAAGCCTATCTGCTCTATCCTTTTGACTTGCGGACATCTTGGCTTTTGTTTCTTCAGATGCTGTGCGACCCCAATTAGGGCTAACTCTGCCTTTTAACGCTTCAGAAATTTTGCGCTTAGTTTCTTCCGACCATTTTTTACCTTTTGCGCCCGACTTGCTTCCAAGTGGTCTGCGATGGATTCTGCCAGTCAATGCTAGGCTATGCTTGCGTCTGCGTTCTTCAGTCCATGTAGAGCCATTAGAACCGCCTAATTCGATGTTGTAGCCTTTTGGCACAATCGTATCTAATACGCTTATCCAAAAGCGTTCTATGGCATTTAAAGTTGCTCTGTTGTCAATTCCTACGCAAATTGGTTCATAAGTAAAGTTATCTTTACCATGCAGTTTGTATGCGCTTTTCATTATGCGACCATGCCCAAGCGGCAAATGCGGGTTAATAGTCTGCCCGACATATTGCTTGCCATTCAGTTTGTTAGAAACCAAATAAACTTGGGCTTGCACTTATGCTAACTCCTCATCTGTTGGTCGTGGCAAAGTTGGGTGTTCCCACTTAGCAATGTAATCGCCTTCGCCATCTGAATTGTTTTGTAGACGAATAGTGCCGTTGATTGGGTCAAAGTCTGCATCAGTTAAAGATGAATGAATTGATTTAATTTTGTCGTATAAAGTCATTATGCAGCCCTCACCAAGTAACCTTGAAAATATGTATAAGGTGTTGCTTCTCCATATGCCGTAGCATTAAATCCAGTATTCATATAAATTTCTATATAATCAGTTGAGCCATTCAAATAAATTAAAACTGAACCTGGTACGCTAACATATGAAACAGTTGTAACTTGTGTTTCTGTAATTAAAGAAAATAAACTTCCATTTTTATATATAGCGTGTTGGATATAGCTACTTGTTGAAGGAGTGGTTATGAATATATTACAATTAATTACATAATATCCAGCAACATTTGGAGTAAATCTGCTGGAAGAATAACAGCTAGCGGTATCAAATTGCTCACTATCAAATGTAATCTTTGTCCATGTGCTTTGAGTAATAGATTGATTGCTTGTTTTAATGGCACTAAACGCTGGCATATTACCGCTAACCATTGCTGTGCCTGTTACCGATGGCACAGTAACTAAGTTACCAGTTCCCGATGCTAACTGTAATACACCGCTATTGTCAGCAGATTGGGTTAGACCTGAGGTGGTCGTTGCCGTTATTACACTCGCCATTATTGAATCTCCTTAAATTTGTAGCCTTTAACATGGCTGTGTTTGCCATTCAAGTGTTTTCTAATGTTACCGCTAGTTGAACCCACTTGTCGTGCCGCAACAGCGATTGATTGGTAAACAGTACCATGTTGGTCTTGAACCGCAATAGATGGTGTGCCGTTACCTTTTTGTTTGGCAATTTTCTTAGCCCACTTTAAAAAACTACTTTTAGGTTTGGGTTCAAGATACTTTCTAGTTGAACCGCCATCACGCAAATTAGTTAGGTTTACGCACTTTCTAAATAAATCAATCTGTGCCTTTTCTAACTGATTTAATTGCTCAAAAGAATCAGCTTTGTGGGCAACAAACACCATCGGCTTAATGCCCTTCATTTTTAGCGATTTAAGCCAGCTATTTTTGTGGGTTTTTGACCGCATAGCAAAAGGTGTAAAGTGATTAACAATACGCTTGATGCCATTGGTGGTCTGCCCAATGTACCGAATCTGATTATCAGTCGGGTCTACCATGTGATAAACGACAAACTTCTCATTGCGTAAATACCCAAGCGGGTCGCAATAAGTGAAGTTCTTGTTTTCGATAAACTGATAGGTCATTTTGGGTATTTTAATTTAATAGCATCACATTTAGCCACATACGCATCCATCAATTCTGTCTTGCCTTTTTGCGCCCAATAATAGGCATCGGCAAAATCGGTGATGGGCGGGTATTCTGCGGCTCGTTTAGCAATATAAGCATGAGCATCTACATAAGCCTGTACTGCGGCTTTATCGTATGCGACTTCGTTGCCTTCTGCATCGTAAGCGACATCGCCATTAATAGTAACGACTTGCGGATATAGTTTATAAATAGCTTCGTAATTCATGCCGCTATCTCCATGACTGTAATAGTTGAACTACAAACAGAATCATTTGAACCATTTCTAGCGCTTCTATTTAAATAAAATGTTCCGCCTGATTGACAGGCAATTTGTAGTTTGTAAGTAGTAGAAGAAGTTGTTGCTGGACTATCTAAAAAACTAATCGTGCCTTCTAATATTTGATAAGTTGTATTTGTAATACCGCAAAGTGCAATAGTGCAAGGATTAACTCCGCTTGCTGGTGCGTTCAAAACGGTTGAGCCCCTAAGTAAATCACAATAAAAGTTAAAGTCATTTCCACCATAATTTATAGTTGCCAAAATTAATATTTTGCTTGTGGCACTTGTTGGAGTAATAGAAACACTCATACCAGTAATATCTGTTTTACTTGTGCTTGAAGTGGAAAATGTATCCGTTTTAGTTGTTTGAACCACTTGCAACACAGAACCAGTAGGTAATGCGGCTTTAGGAATAGACTGACCGCTTGAGCCTGTGGTTAAAACAGTTCCTGATACGGCTGGTAAGGTCAATACAGTAGTACCAGCAATGGCTGGTTCTTGTAATGTAACGCTACCTGAAGTTGAGCCTTGTAAGACAATAGACATTATTTACTCCTTTTGATTATTTTAGTGGTTTTCATCTTACAATACCACCCATCTCTGACCGCTAGGAACGGTAACTGTAGCACCCGAATTAATGGTGATTGGCCCAACAGATGATGCGTTCTTGCCTGTAGTTAATGTGTATGAAGTGGTAACAGTCGTACTGTTTTCAACAAACACTTCATCACCGCCACCACCTGTAGCACCACCACCTAATTGACCCCATGCACCGCCTTGGTAGCCTTCAAACTGTCCTGTATCGGTGTTATAACGCATCTCACCGTTAGCAGGGCTTAATGGTCTTTGTGCGGTCGTACCTTTAGGAATTAACATCACACCAGTACCAGTAAAACTTACTGCGCCTGATGCGGTTAAGGTTGTAAATGAACCCGTTACACCAGCAATAGTGCCACCAGTAATAGCCACATTTGATGTGGCTTGGGTATATTCAACAGCGTCACCAGCCACATTACCAGCCAATAAATTGACAACTTTATGACTATTTAAATCTAAGTTACCCGTCATTGGGGTTTGACCGTCTGCGGCTACCGAATCGGTAAGGGCAGAAGCCAAGTCGTTCATGGTGTTATTAGCCCATGTGCTAGATATGGTTGTGCCTGTAACTACGGGATTACCCGCAGGAAGTGAATATACGCCTGACCCGTTTCTACTCATTTTTTGCTTCCTTTTTTCAATTCTTCAGCCATTTTTATTGGCGAATAATTAATGGATTCTTTAACTTGCTTTTTCATTTGGCGTTGCTTTAGCTTTTCAAAGCTGTACTCAGTAGCAGGGCCGATTAATGGAATTTTACCTAACAAACCTACGCCAACACGGTCTAAAGCACGAATAAGCGCACTAGAAGTATTAGAGTAGTTGGCAGCACCTTTTAATGGGGCATTAACCAAAATCGTGGTTTCCATCAAATCACGAATTTCTTGTGCGCCTTTTTTGCCAAACAAATAGTCAAGTTTGCCGTCTTGGTCTAACAAACGAACCGCAGATTTAAACTTAGCGGGTGAAACCACAGGGTTTCCGTAAATGTCAGTATCAATCGACTTAGTTACTTGGTCTTTTAAATACTCAATGGTTTGACCTTGTAATTCTTTAAATGCTTGTTTTCCTTGTGGGCCACTACGGTCTAGCGCAATTCCTAAGTTTTTAACATCATCTAACGAGCCGTTAATGATGGATTTTTGGAATACATCCTCAAATGCTACTAAACGGTCGGTTGAGTTAGGCTTAGTACGCAACAACCTATCAACTGCGCCAATGTTTTCAAAGTTTTTGGCGTATTCTTGACGCAAACTACGGGCTTCTTGGTATAACTTGCCGCCTTGACCTTCGGTAATTGTGTTAATAATGTTACGCAAATCACGACCATAAGTTGCATTAGGGGTTCCCGGCTCATACATCTTATTAATAAGGGCGTAAATATCCTCTAACGCATTAATCGTAATTTGCCCAGTTCCTTTAGGGTCATTTTTGCTTAATTGCTCGTTTACAACATCCAATACAGGGGCAATCTTAGACCTAACTGTAGGTGTTTGTTCCTCAATAAATGTCCGTAATGGTGCATAAGTGACTGGCTGTTCTGTTTCGCCTTGTTCTCTTGCTAATTTGTAAGTTTCGTTAATTTTAGCTTTTGCTCTTTGAGCATCTTTGTTTAAAGCTTCAACAACTACACGACCAGTAGGCTCTAAACCAAATGTTTGTTTACCAATGTCATCAATAAAAGCGTCAAAATTTTGCAAAATAGCGTCATTGCGGTCAGCTTGGGCTTTAATCAATGGTTTGCCAACAGTTTCAGGGTAATTTTTAGCTGTTTCAATTTCAAACTGCTGTTGTGCCAAATCACGGGTTGCTTGACCTTTACTTAAAGGCACAGGCACACGCAACTGTTGAGCCATTTGTACACGACTTACTTCTTCGGGTGTAACCGCAGAACCAACACCCGCCATAGTAGATTGTGGTTGTCTGCGTAGCATTTGGGGCATTGTTTGAACGCCCTCACGAATTTGTGGGGTAGCCGCTTGAGCCATACGAGCATAACTAGGAATCATGCCTGTCGTTGGAATAATTGGGGGTAATTTAGCAGCTTCCGCTACTTGGCTAACATCTTGCAAAAACTCTTGGGCTACAGGGCTTGTAGGTGTGTAAGTCATCCGTTTAGCCAAATCGCTTTGGGCTTGTTGACCTACTTGTACCCCTTGTTGTGTGCCAAACTCAGGACTTGTTGCGGATTTAAATAGACCGTATGCAGAACTTACAGGGCCTGCAACCGCAGCAGAACCAACGGTCAATGGCACTTCATATAGGGCTTTTACCCTATCCATCATAGTGCGTTTAGGTTCTTCAGTTACTGGTGGGTTTGCTACCTGACCAACAACAGTAGGCACATCCGTATTAATGATGTTGCCACGCTTATCAGATTTAAAAGCATCATAACGAGCCAATAAATCTTCTTGCGTTACATTGTTGGGTACATTTCTAACAATCGTACCATCAGGCATCCGCACATCCATGCTTATTTCCTTTGTGGCAAAGCGTTAAAGTCAACTACACCACTACCACCACTTTGTCCTGTCTGTGGTTTTGTTGTAACTCCAGTATTACCATACCAAGTTTCGCTACCATATTTTTGGTTAAGAGAATTAATTTTTCTATCAAGAGTTTCTCTTGTATTTTTAATCCAATCATTTAATGCTTTTTCATTTCCATATCCGGGGAATGTGCTACGAGCATTTTCAATATCTTTATCAGAAGCAGGGCCGGGCGGTAAATTTTGTAGAATTTGCATAACTGCACTAGCATTAATTTTGGCTTGTGCAGATACCGCTTCATTGCCACTTCGTTGCACTAAATAATTAATTGGGCCTGAACCAGTTACGCTACCAAATATAGATGTAGCCTTTTTAACATCTTCAGGTTTAATTTCTTTTAAACCTTGACGAACTTGGTCTGCTGTAAAGGCAATTTCTCGGTCTTTTGCTACTTCAGTTCTAAAAATTGGTACACCGTTAGGCGTAATCCAATCGCCTTTTTTGGTATAGCCACCTTCTTCGCCAACGCCTGTACCAGCTTCAGGTTTAAATGGGGCTTTATAAAGTTCTTGACCGCTTTCAGTAACCAATGCACCACCGGGGGCAACAACCATAGGCTTTTTAGGCTCAGGATATGCTCTATTCATCAATGTTGGTATCAGTTCACGGCCTGTTCCGTAACGATTTTGCATAATTGCTTCAACAGCACCTCTGTAATCGGGCTGTCCTTGCATCGTTGCTGTAGGCATTGGTACATTAGCACCGCCCGCTCCAACTCCTGCACCGTAAGGCCCTGCCATTTCTGTAACAGTTTCTTGACCACGCAAAGCTTTTGCCAAACGCTCAGATTCGGCTTTTCTTTCTGCTTCTATATTTTTGTATTGTTGTTCTAGTTCTTTATCAGCTTTACTTGAAATTCTTTGCCCAACATATAGTTGAGCCAATGGATTAAGTTGCTGAAAAATACTAGGTCTAACATATTGACCACTTACCATTTGGCCTTGTGGTTGGGTCATTCCTTGTTGCATCAACAAGTTTGCCATTTGCTGTTGGCGGTTTAACTGCTGTTGTTGAGCATATAACTCAGGTGGAATTGTTCCAATCCCTGTGTTTGTAGGCAAGAATCCGTTAGCCATAATTAGTCCATTCCAGTAGTCGTTGTTGGCACTTGACCTTGACCGCCATAGCCATAAACATTTTCAGGGCCGTATTGCAACATAGCTTTAGCCGCTCCAAGATAAGGATTTGTGCCTTGGTCTTTACGCAACATAGCTGCCATCATCATAGGATTCATGCCACTACCGCTACCACCCACTTGACTTGCTTGATTAACCAGTTGGTTTTGTTGTGCAAGTGCAGCATTTTGGGTAGCTTGTTGTTGACCAATGTTTTGAAACACGGGCGATAACCCACCAATATCAGGCTGTTGTTGTTGCATGATGTATGGGTTCATAGCGTATGGGTTGTATGGCATCATGGTATTAGTCCGTAATCTACGACTTTATAGCCGTCATCAAGGGTTTTAACTGCAAATGGGTAAACTTGTTCTACTTCGTCAGCCATAACACCTACATGAACGCCATGACCAGCGTATTCACGGTCTTTAAATTCGTCTTTGTATTCAAAGCTATATAGGGTCAAGCCGTTTTCTAATACGCCAACCGCTTTAATGTTTTCTTTGGTGCGTGGGTCACACATCATCATCATTCCAGTACCCGCTAACCCCATTAATCCGCTAGTCAAGTTATTTTGACCCGCCTGTTGAGCGTTATAAGCACCCATTTGAGCGTTGTAACCCATTTGTGCAGCACCCAATAAATCAGGGCCGCTCGTAGTTGCTTGTTGGGCAGAATTAACAAATTGTGGGCCTTGCACTTGTGCGCCTGTACGAACCGCAGATAAAGTATTAAGTGGCTCATTACGCAAATAGGCTTGTTCTTGTAAAGCAGTTTGACGGGCTTGTTGACCAACACCAAAGCCTTGTGTAGTAGCGGCAGCCAATAAGTCATTCTCACGCTGGGCTTGTTGCATCATGGCACGGTCATAGGCTTCTGAGCCAATGTCAATACCTTTGTTGGCTAATTGTTGCTGTAATTGCTCACGCCCTTGCTGTAATTGTGGTGCAAGGCGTTGCATATATGCTTCTTGGTAAGTCTGACTAGGATTAAAGCCTGTGCTTGGTAAAGCTGCCGTATTAAACGGGGTAGCCAACATATTTTCAACATAACCCAATCCTTGACCAGCTAATTTACCCAAACCAATACTGGCTTGGTTTTGATAATCAAGAAGTTGTTGTTGGGCAGGGCTTAATGACTGTATAGCCGACCAAGTAGGATTACCGTAAATATCCCATTGTGATTCAGGGTTAATTTTGTATTCTAACGAGCCATAAGGGGTATATTGATTTACACGATTAGCGGCTACAGCAGTACGAGCGGCATCTAGGTTACCTTGAGCGGTTTCAATCGCTGCTTGACGATAATCAGGGGGCGGTGGCGCACTACCTTTACCGCCACCATGCGGTGTGCGTCTGCCTTCCCAAGTCCAGCCACTATGTTTGCTTCGTAATATGCTCATGTTTGCGTTCCTTAATCCAGCGACAATCGGCTTTATTCATCTCTAAAACGACAATATCGCCACCTTCATCATGCACACCAATAAACCGAATAACCTCTTTAAAGCCTAGTTTTTGGTCATATTCCATAGCTTTTGTGTTTTTGCTATTAACAATTCCAAAAACCTTTTGTAAGTCACAGTAATTAAAGGGGTATTCAAATGCTGATTTTAACAAGAGTTTTGGTGTATATCCACCCCTCAAGTTGACCATGTGCATTTGGCAAGTTTTTCCTATAAACGCTGTGTAACCTACTACCCATTCAATTTTATTACCTTCTCCAACCCAAAATATTGCCTGAAAATCACCACAAGGTTGAACTCCAATCTCTTTTTGTAATATCTGCATCCCTAAATTTCGTAAATCAGGCGTATTAGCAGAACATAACATCTACAGCACTCCCCCTCGTTCCATAACAAAATCGGTTGATGCCCAATGAAACTCAATACCTTGCGATACCACATTCATACTGACCGAACCCGCATAACCTAGCCCTGTAACGCCTTGCCATATCTTAGTCGTGGTTAATCCACCACCCCAGTTAGCGTTATCCCATGTGTCTAAATCCCATTCGCCAATACTTAAAATGGCGGGGTTAAACGAGATTTGGCTAGTCAAATCAACGGTTTCAAAGTCCACCGAAAGCCCACAAAGCACCGTAGGAAGTCCATTATCGGTCTGTAATATGGGGCGAACCATGGTAAATCGCTTTTGCTGACCCCTAGAATCAAAGTAAGAGTAGGCTTGTTGCACAAAAGCCTTGATGTTTGTGCCTGCATCGGCAAAAGTATCGTAAAACTTGCCAACAAAGCCGTTTCCACCAAAATAAATGTCATCACCGCTTAATTCCCAGCAGTTTGCGTTGACATTGGTAAACCGCCCCCACGATTTTGTAATGTTGTGCATGACATATTGTTCAGAACCCCCTGTAACTGGGATATTTACAATTAGCATATTGACTTTAGCAAAGTAAGTCATTTGCCAACCAAAGTTATTGGCATAAAGGTCAGCAGCTTGGCTAATTGCGTAGAAAATCTTGTCAGTAATGTTGACACGGGGGTCTAAACGGGTGGATTGTAAGCCTGCCGATAGCGGCACTAGACCATCTTCCGTCAAAATCAGTATGTCACCGCCATACTTAAACATACATTTACGGCTAAAGGTCTGTCCAATGTTCCAAAGACCAACCAATGACCAATCATTAGGGTCGGATGGGTCAGAACCCTTATAAACAGCGACTTCTCCGTTGCTTGTAGCAAATACGGCTAGGTCATCAACACCGTAACCAGCGTCAATAGTCCATGTTCCCATCGCTTGTAGGTATCCACCCTTTTTAAATATGCCCCCAAGTGGAAATTCGGTGACCGTACCGCTAATACTATCTACGGGTAAGTACCAAAAAGACAAACTATTCTTTTCTACAAAGTACAAACGCTCTTTAAATAGGTTGACCGTAGCAAATAGGTTGGAATTTAACCCCAAAATGTAATAATCAATGGTGTAAGTGCCTACTGTTGTGGCATCTCCGCTTGGTGCGGTAGCCATTACATAGGTTAAAGTCGTTGCGCCTGTGACTGTAATACGATAAGTGCCGTTAAATTCGGCTGGAATTGCCCCAGCTACGGTAATTGTGTTGCCTGTAACAAGGTTATGAGCCGATGCAGTCGTTAAAGTGGCAGTTAAATTGCCTGTACCACCCCTAGTAATAGTAGAAATGGTCTGTGCGGTGTTGGTTGTAGCTGATTTTTGCCACCGTGTACCATCATAAACGACCATTGGGTCAGTTCCGTTGACAGCAGGCATGAAAGTGCCACCCGCAGTCGTAATAATCGCATGAATCCATTTACCGCTTGTAATGCCTGTAAGGGCAGAAGTCGCAGTTGATGTACTTGCGTCATAAATTACGGTATCTGTACTAGCAAATAGCTTATTTACCGTTGGGCTGCTGTAATTCATTAGGGCGTTTACTGCGCCTGTAATGCCAATCGAGGACTTTGTGTAGCCCTTACGCATAGTTACATCCGTAGGCGTAGGAAAGAAGTTGACCATTTGAACCGCATCTAATGGGTTCATTTCTGCCAACGAATCTCTAGCGTTCCAACCACCAATCGGGGCTGGCAAGGAAGCGGTAACTGCCCGTCTTTGCTGTGGTACTGCCATGTTTAAGTTCCGTAACCAGTATCAGGAATATTGGCGTAACCAATAAGCACTTTGCTTGGATATGGGGCAAAACTAAGTGTTGCAGAACCTTTGTCGTTGGCTTTGGCTACATTTAGGTAGCGGAAATAATCTTGTTGCAACGCAGTAGTATCAAACCCTTTAATTTGGAAATACTTTAATTTCGTACCTAAAACCATCACCGTATCGTCTAGGATGGTTGTGTCAGTATCAGCCGTAAAGCTGTTCTTTACTGCGCCTGTAGCACTTCTAGCCCATCCTTTTGAGCGGTATTCAAAACCTAAGTATTCTTTGGTGTTGTAGGGTGGCCAAATCTGAAATTGGTTACCCAAAATACGCCATCTAATGCGTGGGCCTGTAGAAATATAACCTGACTTTAGCCATTGCCATTGTTGGGCATCTTCAGGGCCTAACATCTGCCAATGCTTTGTTTTATCCCAATGGGTATTGTCCGTAATGGTTTCAAAGTCAGGCGGTAAGTCGTATTTGGTCTGTGAAAAGGTAAAAGTCACGCCTGTGTATGTGCCACTCGCTAATTGGCTCATCACAATCGTAGAAGTCGTGCCGTTAAAGGTCACGCTTTGCACATAGGTATCTTGGTTGATGCCTGTGCCTTGAATTGAGTAGTTGCTGTTTAGGGCGGTGGCGTTACCAGTAACAATAATGTTATAACTGTTGTCGCTAACCGTATCACCTACGAAAGTCACGGCATCGGTGTAAAACCGATACTCCAACTCCAAGGCTTGCCAGTCGTATTCTTTGACCAAATCGTAGCCCACACGGTTCATCAGGGCTAAAACTTGCTGAACATCTTGGCTGGTATTACCCGCAACATAGGATGGAATAGCAAGGTTTAACTCGCTAGTGGTCTGTTGCATAAGTTGGAGCATCGTTGATGACATAGTTTAGGCTTCCTCTATGGTTTCCGCCTTCTTTTTGCGGGGTTTCTTTTCACCAACTGCCGCAAGTATAGCCGCCATTTGCTCTTGCATTAAGGCCAGCTTCGCATCAGTTTCAGCCTTAATTCTAGCATTTTCCTCGTCTTTTTTGGCAAGTTCTTGCTTTAATTGGTTAATTTCTTCTGCTCGTTTACTTGCTTCTGCGGTTTCTTCGGCTAAATTTAGGAAAGTCCGTGCCTTATCCCTAAACGCATGGGGCGACATACCAGCAATCATCCCAATCCGTTGTAGTTGTAGGTCAGAAGCGTTAGCAATAGATTCTACGGTCATAAACTTCACACCCCGTAGTTCTTGCGCTTGGGATTGGCTAATTAAAGGCCATTGTTCTACGGGCGTTCCAATGATTTCGCTACTAGAATCTTGGGTTGCCATGTATTGAAGCCATTGGCGTGGGAAACGCTGTTTATGGCTTTCCTGTGCGTAGGTATCAATTTCCGTTAGATTATCCCCTGCGACCATGATGCGTACAAAGTCAAAGTCTTTGTAGATTGGTCTGCCTGCTTCGTTTGATTCATGTTCTAGTTTGACTGCTCGCTTATAAAACTTAACTGCCAAACGAGAATCTGCGTCTTGCACATCGCTTTCTATTGCCATTTTAAAACTCCCAAGTGGTTAGGATACTGCGGTTAAAAAAAAGAAAAAAGGGCTACCCCATTACGAGATAGCCCCTTGTTTTTACTACAATTTTTGATTAAACGCTAGTTTTTCCAAACCAACCATAATCACCTGATACCATCGACTCTGCTGGTGCAATATAAGTGCCAC